TACCCGTTGGAAGGGTTAAAGCTACTGCCGTTGCCGATGTGGACGTAATGATTTGAGTCAGCAAGTTGGCAATAGTCAATGTCCCCGTTGCAGTAACTGCTGTCGGGGTTTGCTGGTTCATCAAAACAATGCCAAGTCCTTTGGGAACTAAGGACAGTTGAATGTCGGTGTCGGTTCCAACAATCGCAATTGATGGCGCAGAACTAGTTGCCGCACCTTTAATTTGTATATAGTTTGTTTTAATTGAATCAAACTGTACCGCCGCTGTTCCTTTTGGATTTACGTTTAAGTTGATGTTTCCATCGCTACCTTGTGCTGATACAGAAAGCCCAGTAGCAGAACCAGTTGCCGCACCCGTCACGTTAACGTAATTAACAGCAGAAGCTACGTTGGAAACACGGAATTGCTCAAGACTAACAGACCCCATTGCACCAGAACGCACGGAAAAAATGTTTGAATTTGTGTTTATAAGGAATGGGTTTGATGTTCCACCAGTGCCAATGTTCGCCGTAGTTCCGTTTGTACGAACTTCAACCCAAGAAACTGGAGTTGCTGTGGCACTACCATCCGACACCCTAAATGCTTGACCACCCGGAGTATAAAAATCCAAGTTTGTTCCAAGCGTTTGAATTTTAGGTGTTCCCCCAACAGTAGCATAAGCAGCAGCAGTACCGCTTGAGAATGTAATTGTGGGTTGTTCAACGTAGCCTGAGCCAGCGTTGGTGATAGAAAAGTTTGCAACACCCCAAGTTGCTGTAAATGTTGCCCCAGAACCACTACCAGTTACAGTTGAAGTTGATATTGTTCCAGTTGGAACTGATGTATAAGAACCACCATTAGTAATAGTTGCTGTTGCAATAGCAGAGCCAGATAGTGTGGCAACAGTTAAAAGAACAGGCGTAGTATTTGTGCCACCACTTAAATTTAAGGTATCTCCTACTGCATAACCAGAGCCACCAGAAACTACTGTTACAGTAAATGCCGCCAAAGTACAACTGACAGTTGCTTGAACGCCACCAGCAGTTGTTGGTGCTGAAACAGTCATTGATGGTGGTGTAGTTGTATAACTACCGCTACCAGAAGCAGTCCTAGTAATTGCAGTAACAGTACCGCCATTGCTGATATTCACACCCTTAGAACCAGCCGCAAGGTCAATAGCGCCCGTACCTTTGGGTTGGATGGCTAGAGAGACATTGCCGTCACTTCCAAGTGATTGAAATTGAACAGCATTTCCTGTTGCTCCGCCAGTAATCTGTTCATAATTGGCAAAGCCAGAACCACCAATTAACGTTGTAAACGTACCAGCCGCAGCCGTTGTGCCGCCAATAGCAGGAGGGTAAGCTAACGTATCAGTTGTTACTGCTACTTCAGATGGGTACGTAACAAAGACAGTAACACTACCAGAGAACGTAACAGCACTTCCAGAGTTACTAGAAGAAAGAATAGTTGTGCGAGTAAGAGTAGGCCCGGTAGTTGAATACGTACCTATGCCTACTTCCCAGTTACCAGTGTTATCTGTTGCTGAGTAGTAAGTAGTGTTGCCGTTACCTACAACAGCAAAAGATTGAAATCCAGTAACAGAACCAGACAGAGTAAAGCTAACAGTAGTGTTAGCCGTACCTGTCTGTTGTACTCTATCTGCTAATACAAGAGCCATCTAAGACTCCTTAATTAACTAAATTGAGTTTTAAACGTAAACTGAATAGAGTCGCCAGTACTCAAATTAATTGTTGAGAAGTCACCTTTGACAAACAAATTGCCAGAGCTTGCAGTAATCACATCAAACAAACCAGCGTTAGTAATAGCCAATGCACCACCAGCAGTAATCGTAGCAACAACTTGGTAGGTGTCGTTAGTTACAGAAGTAGTGACTTGAGAACTAGTACCAGCAGCACGAGGAGTAGCTTCAGTAAACAACGTAGTGTCTGCGGCAGCAGTAGTCCCTGTTCCAGTACCCCAAGCAGCATTAAGCGGTTCAGTACCCGAACCTTTGATGCGGTTTGTTACGATTGCTTTGCCAGAATTAACTAAGAGAGTAGCCATTTTTTAATGCTCCAATAAATACGTTTGAGAGGGTTCTTGTGCCAATAGCTTACTACACCAAGGTACTCTACAGTGCCATTCGCACGAGTAATAACAACACTAATCTGTGCTTCTTTGGCGTTACTAGGAACAATCATTTCTGCCATATTACTTGTCCTGTTTGTTATCTAACTTATCAAAGATTTGTCTAACCATAGCTTTCAACTCATTAATGTCAGCTCGGTAGTCTTCTTTGTGTACAAAGTCTTTAAGCATATCTTGCTTAATAGAAGCAAGAACATCTTCAGTTCTTTGAAGACGTTGCATTACTTGGTAGAAAACAAACATTGCAAGAAACCCAGCTATAGAAACAACAAGATTAAATAGTTGTTGGTTATCCATAGCTGAGTCCTTTACAAGTCTAAGCCTTGCTTAACACACTCTAGAACAACAGAGAACACTTGAATACCAGATGTGTAACCAGTAGTCTTGATCAAGATGTCGCCAGTTTTACCAGCTCCAGCATTGTTTACAAGACCACCAAAGTTCCAAAACGACATACGACCACGACCTGCTAGGGGCATGATAATAACGTCAGTAGTTGCGTCCCACCAGAGTTGTACTTCAAGCTGATCACTAATTGAGTAATCAATGTGGTCAATACGAATCTGTGTAGGAGTAGGGCCAAGACCACCTTGGTTACTAGATGCCGCACTAATAAAAGTGTTAAGGCTGTAGTCAGAGGTGTCTAGCACCCCTGCAACCTTAACAATAATATTACGAGGCCCTTCCTCAAGGACTTGATACGTTACTGAGTTCGCCATAACGACCTCCTATTAGCGTGTAACTTCTTGTGCAGCCAACACAAAGTCAGCAGTCAAAGTGTCAGTTGCAGTAGGGGTAATTTGAAACACAGGAGCCATCAAAACATTAGTCAAATTAGTTCCGCTAGAACCAATAGTAACAGAAGAGATGCGAGCATCTGGCCCCATGTCAGATGGGCCTGTACCAGAGAAGCAAACCAAGTCTGTGCCGTCGTAGTAAAAACCAACTTCAACAAACGTGTCAGCCACAGCAGTAGCAACACCAGTTACCAACGTAGTAGCAGTGCTACCAACAGTAGAAACCAAATTGATAGAAGTAGACGATGCAGCTTTAGCAAACCACAAGCCGTCAGTTGCACTAGAACCATTACGCAGACCAACGTAAAAAGAAACGCTGCCAGCTACAGCAGATGCTTTAAAACGGGTAACAAACCATGCACGGTTACCAGATACAAACTGAAAGAACTGTCCGTTTTTATAGGCAGCAGAAGCAGTAGTTGTACTACCGGGGGTCAAGACAGCCAAACCACCAACACCGCTAGTCAAAGCAAAAGTAGAGCTAGTACCAGTTACGGTGTAATCAGTACCAATCAAAGTGTTGAAATCGTTTGTGTAAGTAGAGCTGCCAAGAGCAGGGGTGCTACCAGTATGAAACGGATCAGGAAAGGGGTATGAGAACAGGGGTTCGTTAGAGTAGGCAGTAGAGACACCACTATAGAAACGAGTAGGATTAGACATAAAAATTCCTTTGACGTTGTTTAAAACAACGCCCAGTTAAGGGCGTCATCGGATATGTAGATTGTACGTTACATTTTCTTTTTAGACATAGGCTTTTTATCAGCCATTTTTTTAGCAGCAGGTTTTTTCTTTTCTTCGCCTTTAGCTTTAACCGACACTTCAGGGCGTTTACCCTTCATTTTAGACATCTCATAAGACATAGCAGTCTCCAAATCAAGTTAAAAAGAACCCCTCCTTTTTAGGGGAGGGGCTTGTTACTAGTAACAATTAGGGGCCGTTAACGCCCCACACAGCGCGAGGATCAGACCAGCCGAACGAATAACGCTCGTAGCCTTTAGCCTTAGCATTCATGGTATCAAAATCATTGTCTTGATCAAACATGATAGCGTGACGCTCGTAGTACTTCATACCAGTACCACCGGGAATGGTGTTACGGATAAACCAAGCGTGAGGGCTTGAGAAGTAGTGGTTCACCTTGAAGCCACCGGGCAGGTAGTTGCCAGACTTGATGACGTTGATGTCATTGTTGGCATTACCAGTTTGGTAGCTAGAGTGCAGAATACGTTGAGCATTAAACACTTCTTGGCGAGCAATGTGCAAGTCTTTAGGTTGGATAGCAACCAGCAAACCACGGTCGTTTTGCAGACCCATGATTGCAATCATTGCATCTTCCAAAGCAGCTTCGGACAAATCCACATCTACAGCAGGCTTGTTAGACCAAGTACCACCAGTGGTATTTGGGTGATCCGTTGCACACAAAGCTTTACCATCACCACCAGTGTACGAGCTATTGAAAGCACGGTTGTACACGTTAGCAGCAACGTTTTCTTTGGTTTGACGGAAAGACATAGCCAAAGCAGCAGCACGCTTCTTGGAGATCTGTTCGTACAGGTTGTCGTCCATTTCTTCTTTAGTCACGATATAGCCCATTGCGTATGCAACGTGCGTATAGCGAGTAACGAAGCCTTGAACTTCAGAGTCGTACTGAACGCCAGAGCCTTGCGACTTGACAGGCACCAAACCAAAACCAGTCAACTGAACATCTTCTTCGTAGTTTTGAGTGGAAGTGTCTTTGTCAAACAGATCCACATACTCTTCAGGATGCTCGTTGTAGGTTTGTCCCCACCAAGCTTTAATGCCGGGCCATAGGGCCTTGGGGTGCGAACTAGTAGTGATAATTCCAGCCATTATCTATTCTCCTAATTAGATGCCAGCAGTGCCAGTACCGGCGCTGTAGACATGGTTATTGATACGTACAAGCAACTTAGCATATTGACCGGGAGCATTGTCCACACGCTGAGCAAAGCCCAAGAGCTTCAAGTTAGCAGTGTTAGAGTCAGTCAAAGTAGCAGCAGTTGTAGTACCGGAATCACTGTAGTTGGTTGCACCAGCAGCAATCAAGAAGTTGGTATTGCGACCAATATCAGTGACAGCAGTAGCAACGGTTTGACCATCTTGGATTTCAAATACGATGTTGGCGTCATCAGCAACCAAAGCGTACTGCACATTAGTAGAGCTAGGTTGAATGCTACGCACAGTCAGATCCAAGTTAGTAGCAACCAAGCTAACGCCGGGAGCAGCAACCAAGAAACCAACCACAACACCAATAATAGCCGAACCAGCAACGCCAATGGCGATACCAGCAAGACCGTTAACATCCGCGCTACCACTCAAGGTAACGGGATCACCAATGTACAGTGCAGAACTGCTCACAGGCACAGAGTACAACCGAGCTTGTCCCGTGTAGGGTGCTCCGTTGAGATAACTAACGGGTTTTAGGCCGTTAGGACGATTTACGTTTGCCATAGGAAACTCCTAATAGATTAAGTGAGTTTGATTCCACCTTGAGGTACATAGAAGCCAGAGTTTTCTCCGGTAATCTTGCCACCACGAATGGCTTCATCAATACGATTATTTTTTGCTTGAAGTTCGGCTTGATCTTCCTCGTACCATTCTTGCCGCTGCTTCATCAAGTATCCGTATTGCTCAGAGCCTTCTGCCCGAGGGTTTACAAGAAACCTGATTCTTTCTCCAAGGTCACCATTACGGCTAACCACATTCTCACTCACTCCACCAACTTCGTCGGGAGTTACAAACTCATAGCCACTATCTAGGGCAGTTTGAATTCGACCACCTACGTCAGTAAAGACATGCAGATGATAACCCGGAATTTGATGATGGACACTAAGTTTAGCTTCCGTCCCATTAAACACATTACGGCGTCTACGGACAGCACCAGATGCCGAAGCAACCGGGGTTTCTTGTTGCACTTGTTGCGCCGCCATATTGCGGTCACGTTTTTCTTCGTAAGTTAAAGCGCGTGGCATAGTATATTCCTTTTTGTAAGTTTAAATTAAGACCAATCGTAGTCAGCAAGAAATTGTTCACGGGTCAAAAGCTTTTGCTTTACAAACCGATCACAAGCCGCCTTTGCATCTGTTGGCAGGTTGTCATAGCTTTGAGCATTGCTGCTGCTACGGCTAGTACGACCTGAACCAGATTCAACACGGTTAGTTGGAGAACCACGATTCTGTTTACCAAACTTATTGGGAAACTCCTCTTGCAACACCTCATCTAACTTATCTAGAAACGCTTGGCCTTGAAGACCCGGGAATTCCAATCGAAGGCTTTCACCAATGCCGTTTGCAACACTAGTCATGCGTCGATCAGTTCCAAACCATTTGTTTTCATCTAACCATGTTTGCAGGTTGGGGTCGGTAGGAATTTCAGTAGTCGGCGCAGGAGCAGTGTTACTAATAACATTCTGAGCAGCTTCTTTAGCTTCTTTTAGACTATCCTTGGCTTCATCTAGCGCATCGTCTAGTGCATTAACTTTTTGACCGTCGCCATCAGTAATAGCTTGGGCACGACTCTCTTTAATTTGTTTAATCTGCGCTTCGTAATCATTTACTTTGCGCTCGTATGCTTCTCGTTGGAATGTTTTAAATTCCTCAGCAGCTTGTCGAAACTCTTTCAACTGCTCCTTTGTTTGATTTAAGTCCTTCATAAGATTTTCGTTATTCTTACGAAGAATAGGGAGAATCTCACGACCTCGTTTTACAAACGTATCAGCATCAACCCAATCTTGCTCGTTGCCACGAAAACGTTCTTTAGGAACCCAGCCTTGCGACTCAGCTTCACGAACTACTTCTGGTGCTGTTTCATGTGAAACATTTTGTTCTTCACTCATATCTTACTCCTAGATTAATTTTTAGCCAAATACGGATCAACCAAATCTACATCAGCGTCAAGTGTGCCAGTGATGTCGTGGTCATTAACAATGCGGTAGTTGTGTCCGTCTTTACCACGGTAAAGCAAACCAGCGTACTTAGCAAAGATAACCTTATCACCCACAGCGCACCAAGGCTGTTCGTCCTCAAAGTAGCACCCGTCACCCATAGCAATTACTACCCCAGTAGTGTTAGCCATTTGTTCGCGCTCTTTGGTGGACTCAGTTGTCAAAATAATCCCGCCTTTAGAAACTTCTGCAATCTCTAGCGGTTTAATTAGGACACGGTTGCCTACCGGATTAATGCCTGCATCATTACTCATATATCTATTCCTTACTCTTGTTGAAACATGTCTTCGTACTGAATGTCAAGGATGACAGCAATTACTCGGCAACGGCCTTTAATTTCTGCATCATCTTCAAACGCACCCATTGCTAAACCTTCTTTGAGTTGTTCTCGGTCATCCCGAAGTTGCCTCATAAAACGTTTAGTTACTGGATGGTGTTTCCACTCTTCAAATGTTTCTAACGTTACTTTCTCAGATCCCATTCTTACTCCTAGTTAAAGATCATAGTGCGGGTTGCCCCATTCCTTGTTGCCCCATCCCACCCATACCGCCCATCATGTTTTGCATGTTAGGCATTTGAGGAGATTGTTGCTCTGGTTGATCTTTGGTCATAGACGCAAAGACTTTATTCATTGTTTCGATAGAGCCAATAATGCCCTCTCGACGTTCACGCTGCAAACCAATTTGCGTGTTAATCTCTTGCAGACGAAGCTTCTCACCTTCGTGCAGCACACCAATTTTAAGAACTTCAGCTTCTGCTTCCAGCTTTTTAATTTTGGCTTGGTTAAGTTCTGCCTCACCCATAAGCTTAAGCAGACCCATCTTCATTTGCAGTTCCATGTCTGCATGTTTAGTCTGTTGCTTAAGCTGTTCAATTTGCAGCTTAGGATTAACAGGTGGAGGTACAGCATTAGGCCCTTTGGGATCTGGCAACACACGATCAATGTTGGGAATTTTCATAGCCTTCAAGAAGGTGTGTTCAACTTCATAGCGGTTGTACATACCCGGCGTAGACTGCACACGCATAGCCAAAGCATTAGCTTGGTTCATACGTTGAGCATCAGAAGTAATGCTTGGGTCAGAGCTAGGCATAACGTCAGTTACTGGGCCTTCGTAATCTGTAGCCAAGATCAAACCATCATTAATGGCATCAGTTACATAAGACGTATTGTTAGAAATAAAGATTTGATTCAAACGATACAACTTGCGAAACTCTTGTTTAAGACTACGGTGAGTACGTTTGAAAATGCCGTTAAAAATCTTCATGCCTTGCTCAGCCATAGTACGGGTAGTCTCAGCAGGAGTATTCTGTCCGGGGTTTTGACCAGTCAGAATGTCTACAGAACCACCGATACGTTCTCCGTAGTTGATCAACAAGTTCAACAGGGTGAACAGAACCTGAGAGGGTTCACGTACTGGAAGAGGGACAATGCCTTTGCGGAGATCATCACCAGTTGTGTCCACATGCTTCCACTCCATAGGACGGAAACTAGACTCCCCACCACGAAGCTTGATACCACGACTAAGGAAACCACCAGCAGTATTCGCCATAGTGCCAGCATCAACCAACTGGTTGACAATGGTATTAATTGACTCATTAAGAGGCCCAAGAAGAACGCCAAAGCCCAAGTCATAGAAACCGCCATCAGGAGAGGGAACAAAAGGATATTTAGTAAAGTACTGCTCAGCTTTAATGCTTAGAACAGTTTTGCCATCTTTGCCGTATTGAATGTCTTTCTCGGTGTAACGAGCAACAATACGAGCAACTTGTTTGTTGTCTCGACGAACATAAACAATGTACGGCTCAGCATAGCCGTCATCATCAAAATCAATGTGGCAATGCTGCTCAAGGATTTCAATGGGGGTACTAGAGTCATTTGGCTCAGGAGGTTGAATGCCTTGAGCTTTGTCTTGAGCTTGTTGTAGGGTGTTACCCATTGCATAGCCAGACGAACCTTGTTGACGATCTTCAGAGACCTCATTCCACAAACCACGGGCTACACGCTCATAGATTTCATTGCGAGACATTTGCAACACATGGGTTACACGAGTTGCACTTTCAAGACTCTTAGTCCAGTAGTTAACTACTAGGTCTTTAGCCAACACGTTCTCAGAAACATTGTGTTGTTTGATTGGATCGTAGTAGGTCTTTTTAAATGCACAACCAATGATGGGCTGTGTAATTAGAACCTTATCCATTTCAGATTCCCAGTCTTCATCTTCTTCCAGAAGCTGGTAGCTCATGTGCTGCTCAACACGAGAAGCACGCATAGCACGCAGACCGTCTTTGTCATCACCAAGTACTCGGCACTTAACAGGACGATCTCCGTCAATCAGGACAGGATAACTACGAGCATGGTATTGCAAAGCTGCAATAGTGATGAGGGGGAACTTGACGTTACTGGCATTAGGCCAAGGGAAGTTTTTAGTCTCAGCAACTTGCAAAGCCAATTTCAAAGAAGCTTCAGTACGCTTTTCCCAACCACTGCGAGAGATAAGATCATTGTCAAAGTCTCTAACAACCTGAGTGCCAATTGCTGCCAAGTCCTCTTTGCACAATAGGGGAGCAATGTTGGCTTCATACATGAGGCCCTTGATGTCAAATTTGTCTTTGAGGTTCATATCTTTAATACCCACAAGTTACAGAACGTCCAGTAAACATTCCATTGTTTTCGGCTTTATAAGCCTCGTACTCTTCTTCCTCAAGTTCCTTTTCAGTTGGAGCTTCCCACATCCTATCGAGCATCAAGCCCAAGTAAGCCCAAGCATCTACTTGGTCATCATGCTTGTCTCTAGGAAACCGGATCAACTCATCTTCAAAGGCTTGATACCACTCAGCGTCCTTATCAAACTTACAGGCCCCACTTCTCATACGAGCTTGAATGCTCCTAGCACGAGTAAGTTTATCACCGCTTGGTTTTAGCAATACCGTGTTGATAAACTCACCCCGCTTTAGCATTGCCTCATTGAGATAGGGGCCAATAGCTTTCTGGATAGTACCTTGTTCAAGTCCAAAGAGTACGGGCTTATAAATCTTTTGTAGCATCAGGATTGTATCCACAATTTCTAAGGCGTCCATACGTTGTTTAATAACGTGTACGGCATACAGCCTTCCGTCTTCATCCATGCCACCAACAACAAAAGCTGAATAGTCAGCTCGTTGAGATTGGGACACAGCCAAGTCACAGGTAGCATAGTAGACAAGTTTCTTCTTCTTGTCTTCTGGTTTCATGGCTACAAAGTCTGTGGGTTTAAAGAAAGTATCAGTAACATCCATAGGGACGTTTAATACTTCTTGGGAGTACACATCTCCCAAACCTTGGCGAACAAAGTCATCTTTCATTAGCCTAAACTCTTCAGCAGACTTCATCTCGGGCCACAATAACTTTTTAAAGTCATCCGTGTGAGCACGGTACTTAACTGACTTCCAAGGAAGCACATTGAGAGAATACTCCCGCAAATCTTCTTGAATAAAGCTTTTAACTCCTCTATGGCTAACCAACAGAGAAGAAGGCATTAAGTTATTAAGCAAACTATCTAAGTGCAAGATAGTTCCAACAATACGAATTTTGCCACTAGAAGAGATACAGGGAATTAATGCACCATAAAACCAACGTTTAAATTTCATACGTCGGTCTTTGTTCATAACAATCTCGTCGTTCTCCATGTCATCACCAATGACAAGATCAGGACGGAGGTTAGCCCACTTTAATCCACGAAGCTTTTGTTCTGAGCCTTTAGCTTGGATACGGAACGTGTAGCCATCCTCCATTTCCACAATGAGATCATCTTCGGTGTCTTTTGGAAACGACGATACTGCAAAGAGCGACCTAAGATCCTCGTTGTCGAGTAATTCTTTTTTGATGTCTCCAAGGAATTGGATAGCTTGCTTAACTGTGTCCGAGACAATAAGGACGTATCTAGACTCTCTAAATAAGACCGAAGCAAGCGTGTACGCATGAGTGATTGCCGTGCTTTTAGCATGATACCGTGGAGCAGCTATAGCTACTTGTTTGCTGTTACTAGTAACAAGTTCCCACATTTCTTTGTGGAACTCAGGGGTAGGAACAGGTTTGTCAAAATTCTTACGCAGAACAGAATTAACAAAACCTTCCATTACTGTGGCATTAAGCCTGCTCAACTATTTGCCCTTGTACATCAATAGTTTTCATAGAAGCAAACCGAGCAAACTCTTCACTGAGACGGAGCAAACGGTCATCAATTGTTTTCTCAATCTGTTCTTTCTCAGGAGCTTGTCGAATCTTTTCTTGCTTGGTAAGCAGGTCAGTAGTAATCTTAAGAGCTACGTGAGCTTTGACAGGCACTCGTGTGATCTTGCCAGTTTTCTGGTCAAACTGAGCATCACCCAAATCCAACCGATCTTCTACAGCTTTAAGAGCTTTGTCTACAACCCTTTTGAGGTTGGAGTCCATCTGCTGCACATCTTCAGTTTGTAGCTGAAGGGCAAACTCTTTAAACCAGTCAGAGGTCTTCCAGATCTTTAAGGTAGGTAAGGGTATACCCGTAACAATAGCTGTCTCTGACAAATTGCCAAGCATCAGGTACGTACTGACAGCTTGAAGCTTTTGGTTCTGTGTCCAGACAGATTTTTTGTACCTACGATCAGTAGATGTCTTTCTCTTCATTGCTCAGCACTTCCATTTCTTCAAAGCTTTGTTGATACGAGAGTTGGGATCTTTAGCCTTCTCTGTACCAGTCAACTTCTTCTTCATACCACCCATACGGGCACAGAAGCTATCTTTACGACTACCACCTTCAGGTTGAGGTGCTTTGAGGTTATGACCTTCCTTCTTAGCAGAAGCACGACCTTTGGCATTCAATCCACCCGAAGGAGACTTGCCCTCTTTACGTTGCCATGCTGGACTCTTTTTACCTGTAGCCATGTGTGCTCCTATCAGTGAGTGGAGCGAACTATATCATCCTTTTGTAAAAGCACAACACACTGGATAAACGATCAGTAGTTGTGTTCTTAAAAAGCTGGTGTACAATATTTATATTCTTTTTCTTTTTTACCGTTTTTTCTTTTTCTGGTGCAGGTATAGAGTGTTAGTAATGTTAGAGCCGTAAGGCTCTTTTTTTATGTCCATTCTGTTCTATGCGAGTCCCAGTAGGGACGAGCACCTCTAAGCACCTATCCCCCCTATCCGGTGTAACCCCCTCTTGTTTTAAAAACTTGTAGCAGCGTTACAAAGTGCCATAAGTAAAAATTAAAAACAAAAACATTTCCCCCCCTCTACCCCTACTACTTAACAGGGTTATTGGTAATGAGAATTATTCTCATCTACTCACCACCTTATATATCAACAACTTACATTACTTCCCCCCACTACAAACTAGTCACTGTTCTAACCATTGTTTGATACGTCCAGAACGTCTTTAAACACCCTTTCCTGAAGCAATCTGTTCGGTGTGTGTACCCACCTACATGCACACCCCTATCTCCCCTTTAAACAAACATATCTTCCGTCCATTGTCTTGCTCGGAAAGATTGTTGCGTTTACATCAAAATCGTTTGAAGCCAAGCTGACCTTCGGTAAGTTAGATCGCTGGATCCGCCCCCCCGCTTCTTGTTCGGGTTGCCACCGTTCGCTGCGCTCACTAGCAGAAACCACGCCAGTCGCTGTCGTCCGCTTCGCTCCCTCGGCTTTGTGGCATGGCTCCGCGCGTTCCGCGCTCCGGGCTAACGCCTTTCTGCCTTGGCAATCGCTACGCGACTGCGCCCCTGCGGGGCTTGCCCTCACGCCCAGCTTCTGTGAGGGGGGCGGTTCCCTCTCACCTAACCAACCAAAGGAACCACATCATGGCTACTCAAAACGACTTCGACTTCAACGCTTTCAACAATCTTACGCAGCGCAAGCCTGCTGGCCTCCAGATCTTCTTGGCACAGCAGTTGCTTTCTAACGCACTCTGGAGCATGGAGAACTATGACAATCCTCGTCAAACCGAAGTACGCGATGCACTCAATGCAATCAAGACACTTCGTTCACAGATGAAAGCTGATGCAGCAGCTCGCAAGATCGGTGAAGCATCGTTTTAACATTATTTCAACAAAGGTAGTAGTTAGCTCTACTACCTTATTTATTTTTTAACTGGAGTAACTTATGACTCAATTAGATCTCGTTGATGAAATGTCGTGGGAAGACTGCGACAAAGTGGAGCTTATAGGTCTCGATGAGGCTGGTCTGGAGGAGCCTGCGTTGGAGACAGAATCTCATTTACACGGGAGAATGTTTCATTCAGGCATTCATGCTTACTTAGATTGGTTCTATGACGGAGAGTGGTCTGGATATACAGAGTAAATTATCTTAGTAAGTAATTAGCAATAGTTACTTACTGAGGCTATTTTGCCTATATGGAGTTTATTATGAGACAACATTACGACATAACTAACGATGTTTACTATCGTAAACAACATAACTCTCTTATACGAGAGATTATTGCATCACTCATATTAGCTGGTGCTATAGGTATACCCTTTGCAATATATTTCTGGAGAATGTAGTATGTTTCATTTAATATACCTTAATGACAATGCTGTACTACGTTCAGCTAATCACGGTGTATCTGCTATCGAATGGGAACATAACTGTAGACCATTGTTACTCACAGAACCAACTCTCTACTCTGCCACTAAATACGCTAAACATCTTGGCTTTAACTTACTGGATAGCAACGAGTGGAATGAGTTCATAAGCTCATTAGATGAGCCTAGCAATGTTCCTAGTAACAATTTCATCAACTCTCGTCCACGACTTGACAAATGGGATGATCGTCGGGAAATTTACTGATGTTTCACATCACCAATTTTTTGAGACACATCGGTATGGCGACAGCCGTACTGATGTTGTTCTGTTACATGTGGGCAAGCACACCCCTTGTAGCTATCAAAATGTGCAAATCAACTGTCATTGACAAGGTGTTCCAATGAACGAGAATTATCTTCCTATTTGTACTTGCTGCTACGCAGTACGTGTTGAACCACAACGTGCAAAGATGGCTAGACCAACTTGCATGGAATGTGGTGAGATGCTTGCACAACGTGTCAAGCACACCATCGCACCAATGAACAAAAGCAACTACATGCTCTTCACAGATCCAGAGATGCTCAAACAACTCAATCCCAAGCGTACAGCGTGCTAACGCTCAGCCCTAGCATCCCGAGACGCCAGCCGCCAAGCGGTCTGGCATACGGGCTGCGGTGGGCTTCGCTTGACAATCTTTCCGGGCTTGCTCCCCGCCCTTAAGGGGGGCGGTGAGGCTGCGCCCTCTGTTGTTTTTTAACCACATCTTTATAGGAGATCACTATTGTGGGCTTGTTTTACATAGAAACAAATGAATACGACGACGTTCTGGTTGAGCTAAATCCAGACGATACTCGTGACCTTTTCACCGAAGAAAACGACAGCACTGTTAACCAACCAACTGGAGATCAATAATGGGCTTAGACATGTATTTGCACGCAAAACGTTACTTGTGGGACGCAGACAAAGACACTAAAGACAAGATTGCAGAAGCTTTGCCTGAGATCAAAGCTGAAGTCAAAACAATCGTTGTTGAAGCTGCTTATTGGCGTAAAGCTAATGCCATTCACGGGTGGTTTGTAGACAAAGTACAAGAAGGTGTAGACGATTGTGGAGAGTACAACGTCACACTGAAGCAACTACAAGACCTTGTAGCTTTATGCAAGGAGGTTCTTAGTAACAAAGAAAAAGCTCTTGAACTATTACCACCAACTAAAGGTTTCTTTTTTGGAGCTTCTGAAATTGATGATTGGTACATGGAGAACTTGCAGCTTACTGTCAATCAAATTGAAGAATGTTTGAAGTGGCCTGCTGAGTGGGACTTCTACTACCACTCTTCTTGGTAAAGCACTTTTACATGGCCTTGTACCAACAGGGCTATGTGGAGGCAATTTCGCCTATTCTGGAGCCACTATGACTACCTCTGTCTTAGCGACTTTGTATGCAGCAGCAACTGAGAGCTTAGTCTCAGATGCGTCTGCTACGAGTACTTTTGAAAAGATGATTGCGGAAGCATTCACTCACGGAACTGTAGAGACTTTCACTAGAGACTTGATTGAGACTGAAAAACAGATCAAGAAAGAATTTGAAGTCAAGTCTATGCCCGGGCCTTGGAGGTCTGGTAAATCTGTGTTGTTGTCTGCTATGAAGCTAAACATCAAGCTTGTAGACACCAATGGGAACTACTATGGCAAAACAGCTTTGCAAAACAAAATCAAGGCAATGAAACTGGAGACTAAAGATCCTGTTACCAGCATTGAATATGCTGACAAGATCATCAAGCTTCTGATGAACACACCTGCTGAATTGGATGTAGGTTTGGTTTACCAAGCTGTTTCTGATTTTATTAAACATGCTGACTAAAGCTATTGAAGTCACAAAGTACATACGCGCCAGTGCAGGAAGGGCTGGCTTATCAGTACAGTTTGAGGACACTAATCAACCAAGGCACGACGGTAACACTATCTTCTTGCCAAAGATTACTATCTCAACTACTGAAAAACAACTCAAAGAGTTAATGACTTCGGTAGACCATGAGGTCGCACACGAACGTTTTAGCTCTTTTGATTTGTTGAAAGAGAAAAAACTTGATCCTTCTAGCGCACTGATGTTTGTGTGGAACTTCTTAGAAGACTCCCGCATTAACGCCATAGAAGCTAGAGAGTATCTAGGATTCCGATATAACTGGGATGAAACTTCATCTGGGATCATCAAGGCAATCTTAGAACGTAGCAACAAAATTGCAACGCCCACAGCGGCTCTAACGCGATCATTGCTGTGCTGGGAAGCTCCTATCACAGCACATCTCTTTCCGACGGTTGAGTCTGTCACTAGTCACTTTAAAGCAGATAAGAAAATCATAGATGTTCTTAATAACTATTCTGATCGTCTTGTTGCTTGTCAGCAAGTTTTAGACAAACGACTTGGCACACAAGCTACTTATGACATAGCTTTGGACATTCTTAAAGATCTTGGCATCAAGAACCCTGAAGAAATGCCGCCAGAAGCAAAAAGCAAAGCAGCTAAAAAGTCGTCTGAAACAGGTGAAGGCAAAACAGAAGAAACTACATCAACAGAAACAACTGATGATGAAGCTAATTCTGGAGAAGGTGAAAACAAAGAAAACAACGACGATGAATACAAAATTATTACGGTAAAACTTACCAAAGATGATTTGGACAAATTGTCGTTGACTATGCCTACAACTGGTAAGAAGATGGGCAAAGTTGGCATCAACCATGAACCAGTTGACTTGCACAGCATGGACAAGTGGGACATGACAGACTATGAAAAATTCACTGTTGTTAACTACCCTAAAAATATTGGTAATGCTCATTACTTTAGAGAAACACCTGACTCGCGGGAGTTTGTGCGTCAGTACAACATTCGTGTAGGAGAAAACTTAGTTTCTCAAGAAAACTTTGCACAACAGGTACGTAGACTGATTCAAATCAGAGCTAGAGTTCAAACTCAATACGGCACAAAGAAAGGCAAGCTAGATCAATCTAGGTTGTCTCGTATTTGTTTTAATGCACCCGGCTTTAACGAGCGTGTGTTCAAAACTCGTATTGAGAACAAAACTCTAGATGCTGCCATTTCAATTTTGGTTGACATGTCAGGCTCTATGAGTGGGTCTAAAGCGTATTACGCTCTTGCTTCTGCTTTGTTGATGAACGAAGTGTGTACTACGTTGCGTATCCCAGTTGAGATCGTTGGTTTTACTGACGAAAACATTAGTAGTGGTGGTGCATTACCAGTCATGTTTGTCTACAAAGCTTTTTCTGATTTGCATGTTAGCAATGATGTGTTGTTAGAAAACTTTGCAAAAAGCAGCAATTTCATGTGTGGCAATCCTGACGGTGAAAACATTCTGTGGGCTTACGAACGATTGCTTAAACGCAAAGAACGTAAACGTGTATTTGTTGTCATGTCTGACGGTGAACCAGCAGCATCTAAATCTTCTTATGGTCTAGAAGCTTTTACAAAGCGTGTGATCAAAGAAATCGAACAAGCCAAAAAAGTAGACATTTATGGTCTTGGCTTACAAAGCAACAGCGTTAAACACTACTACTCAGCACATGACGTAGTAGATAAACCTGAGCAGATTCCGAGTAAGTTGTTATCCCTAATAGAAAAGAAAGTGATTGGATATGTCTAGTACTGACAAAGTGGAGCATCTTGTGAAAGAAGCACTTAAAGAAGCAATGGAGAAACGTAAATTGTCTACTACAGCGGTTCCTCCTGTAAAACCACCTGACCTCCTTATGGACATGCTTGGTAAAGAAGAAATGGTAAAGCCAATTACAGTAAGCAGTGATGCTCCCAAAGGCATTGTGTTAAAAGCAAATCAACAGTTGTTTTCAACTGTTACTAGTACCACGGGCATGGATTGGAACTCAGACTTTCCAGTCACAGTGTTTGACAAATATGAGTGGGATGAACGTATTGCCTTGTTTATTCCAGAAGTTGATCCTGAGTATGTCATTGACACGGATCTGGCTATGAGCATCTTGCGTGCTTGGGAAATGAACGAAAAGGTACTTTGCTACGGCCCAACAGGTGCTGGCAAATCATCGTTGATTGAACAGTTGTGCGCTCGTACTTCTCGTCCTTTTGTCCGTATTAACTGCACAGGTGACATGGACTCGTCAATGATCTTTGGTCAACTGACTGCCAAAGATGGTTCTACACAATGGGTAGACGGTGCTGTTACCGAAGCTGTACGCTACGGTGCTGTGTTTGCTTGGGACGAATGGGACGTAACACCTCCCGAAATCTCAATGGGTTTGCAATGGCTCTTAGAAGACAACGGCAAGCTCTTTCTCAAAGAGATGCCGGGTAACACCAAAGATCGTCAGATCATTCCACACGAACACTTCAAACTTGTGGCTATCGGCAACACACAGGGTCAAGGCGACGATACAGGTTCACATGCAGGTACAAACGTACAAAACTCTGCTACGCTAGATCGCTTTGGTACTGCTGTATACATTGGGTATCTAGCACCTGAAGTAGAAGAAAAGATGATTCAAAACAAATGGTCATCAGTTATTACCAAGAAAGCAACCAAAGAGCTTGTTAAACTTGCTAATTTGGTTCGCCAAGGTTATACCAGTGGTCAGTTGAATTTGACTCTCTCACCTCGTTCATTGTTTAGCATCTGCAAAAAGCTTTCGTATGGTTCATCTCTTACAAAAGCTTATCAGCTTGTGTATCTCAACAAGCTGAACGACACACAACGTAAAGTTGCAAACGAACTGTTTGTAAAAGTTTACGGCACATCTCACATCTAAAAATTCAAAAACTCAACAGCTCCACACGGGGCTGTTGCCTTTTGTGTTTATAGGAAATCACATGATTGATCGCACACTCATCAAAACAGTTGGATCTGCTGCCGTTAACATTGGAGACCAAATCCATGTTAACCACACAGGATGCCCTGCTGGTGAAGACAAAAAACGTAGGCTGTACGTCAAACGTACTCCTACTGGTCTGGTTGCTTACTGCCATCATTGCAACGAAGCAGGCTTTGCTTCTGATCATGGGTCACGTTTATCTACATGGCTTACGCTCAAAGATGAGTCAGTTTATGAGCTCAATAAACCGCCAATTTTAAAATGGATTGAGCCTACTGCATCATTGTGGTTGTATAAATACCACATCCTACCAAACAACACATGTTTTAACGGTGTGGTTGATCACCCAGACCAAGTTGCACTTACACTTTTCAACCCCAACGGAGACGTTATTGGCTGGCAAGTACGTAACCTCAAACCGGGAGCAACACCCAAATACATTACGACCTACAACAGAGAATTTGACAAAGGTGAAAGTTGTTGGTTTAAGTCTGCTGGAAATGCTTTGTTTATTACCGAAGACTATCTCAGCGCATACCGCATCAACTCACAAACAGGCAACAGCTCTGTAGCGTTACTAAGAACAACACTCACAGACAGAACCTTACTCCAAATTTACGACCTCAACTATGACCACGTTTTTATTTGGTTAGACCCCGATGAAGCAGGCATGAAAGGAGCAGCTAAAGTAGAGAAAGACCTAAAACACTTTCTTCCAACAACCACCAACATCAAAGTAATTAACGTTGGCAAAGAGCCAAAAGAATGTTCAGCTACTGAACTTAACAAGATAATTTTGGAGCTTTAATGGACTACGATGTCTTATTTCTTTGTGCTGAAAGCAAAGAAAATCTATACAAATACAGGCGACACATCAAACCACATGTGGTAGCCAAAGAAACAAACATCATCCTTGACGGGATGGACAGGTACTACAAAACATTTCCATCGCTAACAACGTTTAACTGGGAATCGTTCTCTGCGTATCTTATTGCAGACCAAAGCAAACGTCTTACAGAAGACTCGCTAGTCAAACTGCGTATCACACTGACCAAAGCAAAAAGCTACACACCACACGTAGCACACGAGGTAGTCATCAAGAGCGTCATAGAGCTTGATTACTTGGCTCAGATTATGGAAGAGTGTGAGCGTGTTCGTGAAGGCGCTAGTGACCTAGAACACGTACACATCCTTGCAACTGATGCTCTCAAGAGCGTGGAGAGATTCATTGAAAAAGACGAATTGTTTGTATCTGCTGACTTATCTAGTATTGCAGATCGCATCAGTAGTACTGGTTATGAGTGGCGATTGGATGTCCTCAATCGTTCTCTTGGGCCTTTGCGTAGTGGTAACTTTATTATTGTTGCAGCGCGTGTTGAGGTAGGTAAAACAACATTCCTTGCAAGCGAGGTCAGCTACATAGCACAACAGTTGCCCAAAGAACGTCCTGTTGTGTGGGTCAACAACGAAGAAGAATCTTCTGTCGTGTTCTTTCGTATTGTTCAAGCTACGCTTGGTATGGAGTCTAAGCACATCATTGCTGATTCAGCTAAAGCTATGGCTGACTACACAGCTCTTATGAGTGGTGACAAAGACAAGATACGTGTTACTAAAGACACCAACAATGTCCGTGACCTAGAGACTTTGTTTCGTGAAGTTAACCCGGGCATGATTATCTTTGATCAGCTCGACAAAGTTAGTGGCTTTGACAAAGGAGATGAACGTGAAGACATCAAACTGGGTAAGATTTATAAATGGGCTAGGGAACTTGCCAGAACTTATGGCCCTGTCATTGCAGCTTCTCAGCTTAGTGCTACGGCTGTGGATCTTAAAGATCCTCCGTTTATCGGTTTGGATGCTCTCCGTGGAAGTAAGACGGACAAACCGGGTGAAGCAGACGTTGTTATCACTCTTGGAAAATACAAGGAGCCTAAAAGCCCAGAAGAAGAAATAATCCGCACTATCAATGTTCCTAAGAACAAATTGCCCGGTGGCGGGCCTAAGCACATGGAATCTGAACGTCATGGTCAGTTCCTTGTAACCATAGATCCAATCAGAGCAAGATTTGAATGAAACCTTTCTTTGTAGCTATAGACGTTGAGACAACACTCAACGGCAACGAAGACGTAGGGTCAGCACACCCTATGCACCCAGACAACAAAGTAGTGTTGTATGGGATACATCGGGGTCTAGGCCCTGCTGTAACAGACAATCCCAAAGACTTTAAACGATCTGTAGCAGAAACAGTTGGTCTTAACTCCACCTATTGTGGCTGCAACATTTCGTTTGACTTGTTGTATTTGTATCGTGAGAGTCCTGCTCTCAAATCTGTGTTTCAAGAATCAAAGATTTGGGACATACAACTTGCTGAATACATCCTTACAGGACAACGCAGCAAATGGGCTAGTCTTGATGAGATGGCTGTTAAGTACGGCTTGCCAGTTAAAGATGAAAAGATCAAAGCTTACTTCCAAGCAGGTCTTGGGTCTGACAAGATTCCTCGTGAAGAACTGGAACCTTATCTCAAACATGATCTGGAGATCACACAACGTATTGCTGAGTTGCAATACAACGAAGCATACGGCAATGGTCAACTAACACTCATCTACACACAGATGGAAGCACTACACGCAACCACTGAGATGATGTTTAATGGTCTTAAAATTGACGAAGACAGGCTGTCTAAATACACAGTAGAAGTTGTTGACCAATACGTTGAAGTTAAATTGAATCTAGAAGAACTTGTTGTTGGCAGCATAGATGACATCAACAGTCCTAAGCAATGGAGTCAGTTTTTCTTTGGTGGTAGTAAACGTATCAAAGTCAAAGAAGAAGTTGGTCTGTACAAGAATGGCAATCCCAAGTTCAAGCTTGTAGAAAAACTTGTTGAGATCTTGCCTGCTGTAAAGTACGTTCCTGATCCAGAAAAAGTGTCAGCTAAAACTGGTCAGGTCAGTGTAGACGACTCCGTTCTTAGTAACATGCTCGACCACACGTTTGATCCTAAGATTCAAGCTGTAATTAAAGAGTTGCTAAAGTACCGGGAGCTGTCAAAGCAACTGTCTACTTACGTGCAAGGCTTGTCTAAACATGTGATCAACGGATTTATTCACGGCAAGCTTAATCACACAGCAACTGTCACAGGTCGTCTGTCTTCTACCAGTCCTAATTTACAAAATATTAGTAATAACCCTATCAAACAAATCTTTGTTTCAAGGTATGATGGCGGCCTTATTGTCGAAGTTGACTTCAACCAATTGGAGGTTGTAGCTCTTGCCCATGTGACTAAGGACAAGCAGCTCATAGCAGACATTGGTGGAGGTGCAGACATTCACTCAGAGCTATACAAAGACATGTTTGGCAGGTATCCAACTAAAGAAGAACGTAAGCCTTTTAAATCAAGGACGTTCCAACTTATCTACGGTGCAGGTGCTAAAGCTATTAGCAAACAGGCTGGTTGCAGCCTTGACGAAGCTAAGAAGTTTATTGATGTCTTTTATGGTCGTTACCCACAAGTTGCAGACTGGCACACCTCTTTTGCTAAAAAGGTTGAGACTGATGCTTCCTATGATCTTGATAAAGATGGATTCCGGGAGAAGTTTAGGTCTTACACACTAAACACTGAAACTGGACGCAAGTTTGTATTTACTGAGTACTACAACGAATCAAGTTGGTCTACTCGTACATACAACTTCAGCCCAACAGAACTTAAGAACTACCCGGTTCAAGGATTAGCTACGGGTGATATTGTCCCAATGATGTTGGGCATTATTTTTCGCAAGCTAAAGGATAGGGACGATGTGAAGATGGTTAACACTATTCACGACTCCCTAATGTTTGATGTCAAAGGCGATTCTGCCGCTAACTTTATATTGGAGATTACTGATGTTCTAAAAGAAACACACAAATATTTTGAAGAGATATTTAAGAAGCCACTAGCACTGAAGCTCAATGCAGGCGCTAGTTATGGTTCCAATTGGTTTGATATGAAAGAAGTTTAAGATGACGATGATGTCTGGCGTTGTGGAAGCCGTATCCACTAAAGATGTAACTACTAAATTTGGCACTAAGCCAACCTACTCGTTTAAAGTAAACGGTACTTGGATTAAGTGCGGTTTCAAAAATCCTAACGTTGACGTTGGTTACACTGTTGACTTTGATGGTGTCACAGGTACGTATGGTGTAGAGACTAAAGCAGTCAACATCACTAGCCGTTCACCAGCACCTGTAGCAGCTCCTGCTGTTACTAGTATTGCAGGTGCTAAACCTGCTTACAGCAGCTACAAAGAAAAAGTGTTTCCTATCCCAGCTTTGCATGGTGATCGTGCAATTATTCGTCAAAACGCACTAGCTCGTGCTACTGACTTGTACATTGCAGCTCGTGGTGCTAAGCCGTTTGACTTGGACAAAAGCAATCTTAGTTTGATTATTGAGTTTGCTCGTACCTTTGAGGCGTATACAGCAGGTGATTTAGACATGGCAGAAGCTATGAATGAAGCTGGTGCTGAAAACGAAGCAAACTTGTTCTAAAATGTTTTGGGGGCTGTTAAGCCAGCAATCGAGGATGTCAACGTAGGAAGTTTTCTGGCTTTCTGTCCTACCTAGTTGAAGACCAAATCGAAGCCCCCTCTTTTAAAGATAACAAATGAAAGCACTTATAGATGGCGACATTGTGGTTTATAGAGCCGCAGCGTCAGCAGAAGATGCAGAGCAATGGGTAGCCCTAGCTAGAGCAGACAAGCTTATGCAGGACATCCTAGAAGACACACAAGCAGACAGCTACAGTGTGTACCTCACAGGAGCAGGTAACTTTCGTAGAGAAATAGCACCTAGCTACAAAGCACACCGACCTGAATCTAGACCACAACACTGGCAAGCAGTCCGAGAGTTCCTAATAACACAACACAAAGCAGTGATGTGTGATGGGTTTGAAGCTGATGACCAGTTAGGCATAGAACAAGACAAACATGGTGGCTCTACAGTGATTTGTTCTATCGACAAAGATCTACTCCAGATCCCGGGCAAGCACTACAACTTTGTTAAGAAAATCTTTCGAACTGTTACACACGATGAAGGCATTAGGTTTTTGTACATGCAAAGTCTTATTGGAGATCGCAGTGACAACATCATTGGTGTTCAGGGCTTAGGCCCCGTTAAAGCGGATAACGCTTTAAAAGGACTGCTTCCAGAAGAGTACTACGACAAGTGCAGAGCACTGTACGATGACGACAAACGGTTCCACCTCAACATGCAATTGCTTTACATCTGGCAGAAGCCTAACGATATGTGGCAACCGCCAACAGCTCCGCGAAGCGGAGATCCCACAACACCCGGGTTGTTCCCCACGGAACAACACGGCAACACAACCACAAAACAGGAAGCGGCAACATGAAAAAGTACAACGTAAACATGCTGTATGAAGTTTGGATAGAACGTACTGTAGAAGCAGAAGATGAGATTGCAGCAGAAGCTGAAGCTTGGAAACAAATGCACTTGGAAGAAGGAAGTGATTGGCTTCACAATGGAACTTGGAAAGATATTTATGTAACTGAACCCAAAACAACAGAGGAAACAACATGATTAAAGATCTAAACATGCAGCATTTATCTATGAAAGAGTATGTCTGCATAGCTTTGCTTACAGAGTTTGCTACTAAAGATGGGACTTTAGAAATGCTTGCTATCAAAGATATTACTCCGCAACAGGTGATCCACACTTGTTTTGATTGGGCAGAAGTGTGGATGGAAGTTCGTGAGGAGCGTAATGCCAAGACCTAAACGACATAACCCAGCAGGCTACCGCAGTGGTTTGGAATCTAAATTCCAAGCAGCTACAGCAGCCAAAGGCTGGACGTTAGGATACGAACAAGACAAAGTTAAGTACGTCATCCCAGCAAGCAACCACACCTACACACCAGACTTCACTGTTACTAAGAACGTCTACATAGAAACCAAGGGACTGTGGACAGGAGCTGATAGGAAAAAAGCTGTGTTGATTAAACAACAACATCCAGAGATTCAGATCCTCTATGTGTTCCAACGTAATCAGGGGCTGTCTAAAAAAAGCAGCACTACATACCTAGATTGGTGTGCTAAGAATGGTCTAGATGCTTGTGTGTTTACTAACACAGAGCACTGGTCTAACTACATTCTAAAGCATCTGTAAAAGCAACATGACTATCAAACAACCTAAACATAGCAAGTACTACCAGTCAACGGAAGAAAGACTTGCTAAGAAAGATTGGAGCAATCGGAAACAAACTAACAAGCAGAAGGTGTTGCTAGACGCTAAGCGTAAAGCACAACAGTACAAAGACTATTTAGACGAAGAGAGAAATTAAATGAAACTTTATAACGTTCCACGTAATAGCAAAATTTTGTTAAATGATGGTTTAGTTTTGAACTTTCACCATGTTGACGGAATGTACAGTGTGTGTACAGATGACAACGGAGAAATTTTTCATATTAGATCAGTTGAAGAAGTTGAAATAGTAGAAGAAAACAATGAGAGTAAATCAAGAGCCGAGGATTGTAATGACTAAAGACGAAGCATTGAATCTGGCGTTTGATGCGTTGTCGGATTTTGATTATGAAAAACGATTGACCGCCCTTACCGCCATCAAAGCAGCCCTAGCACAGCCAGCGCAGGGATGGAAGTTGCGCGAGGTTTACTTTGATGAACATGGAGAGCCGACCATGCACAAAGAACCAGCGCAGGAGCCTGACCGCCAAACATTGCAAGCAAATGGAACGCACCCAGCACCATGCGCCCGACACTGCGAAGCACAAGCCTTCAAGGTTGAGATACGGAATCTGAAGGCGCAGTTGGCACAGCCAGCACAGGAGCCTGAAAGCGAATGCAACTTTGAATCAGTATACCAGCGCGGCTATTTGGATGGCATAGGGCGTGACTGCCCCCACTGCAAAGACTATCGGGCTATGTACATCAAGGTGCGTGATGAGCTTGCAGCAGAGCAGCAAGTTACCCAGCGCCCGTGGGTAGGGTTGACGGATGAGGAACGCCGAGTATGTACGCAGTCGCCATTTACAGATGAAAACTACCGAGACCTTGAAGCCAAACTCAAGGAGAAGAACACATGACTTTGGAGGAATTTTCTATGAAAGCGGGAGTATCCCTTGTTCCGTGCGATCCTGATTGGGGTGGACGCATTGCATATAAGACGGACGACCACCCGAACATGACTACCTGCGGGTTTAACACTCGCAACGCAGCATACAAACATTGGCTTGAAGGTACGTTCGGAAAGCAAACCGCTAAGGCGGTATTTAAACTTTTGAAAAAATAAAAACACAAAGACGATAACTTAGAGAAGAACACATGATTGACTGTAAGACCTGCCAGAAAACTACCTGCGCCAAACAAACGGCAAAGCAAAAAATTATTGTGTTGTTTTGCAGTGGATACAAACTCAAGGGGCGCAATCATGGATAAAGATATTGATGCAAGCAAGGGCATCGGTTATATGCAGCCATACCCAAACTATGTTTGTAAAAAGGAAACGAATGTATAGCTATAACAAACAAGTGCGTCAAGTACTACGGGATAACCCTGATGGCCTTAGAGTAGCTGAAATAGTAAAGCTAATAAATGCCCCAGAAAACACTGTTAACAGGTTACTAAGAACAATGCCCGACACTTACATTGACCGATGGGTGTACCGTGGAACACAAAAGTATCTTAGTGCTGTCTGGTGCGTTGTTAATGTTCCAGAGAATTGCCCCAAACCAAAGGATATAGAAGATGATGCTTCCAATAGGGACTGAACTGAAAGTATGTAACGACATAGCTATGAGGCAAGCTAGAGGACTTGTAAAATATGGAACCACTGTGGCTGACAACCCACTAGTGCTACGGGAATGGTTACAACACGCTTATGAAGAGTGTTTAGACCAAGCAATTTATCTACGACGAATTATGGAAGAAATAGATGGCCCAGAACAACTCACCTGACTTTGCTACTTGGAGCAATAACAACCTAATTAACTTCGCAAAAGAAGCTAATGATCGAATGAAAGAACAACAAGAAGCAATAGAGCACCTTAAAAAAGACCTCAACTTTGCTATGAAAGAGCTTAGAAAAGTTGCTTTTTTACAACATGACTATGCGTAACACACCTAGTGTAAGATGTTTTTGCAGCAGTGGTTGCTGCGTTTAATTTTGGAGAACAACATGCTTTTTACCGTTACTGTAGATTTGAATGAATTTGGTCACTTCCAATTCTCTACTCCCTCTTTGTTCCAACTTGCAGAAATTGCACAGATGCTTGGCAGCACTGAAGTTGAAGACGAAGAAGATGTGGTTGTCCCAGACGAAATTGCTCAATACTTTGAAGAAGGCGTAGAGTACGCTTACGACGAAGACGCTGAGTGCTTTTGCTGGTACGATGACGAGCATGATGCTTGGTACTGGCTGGACGAAGAGTCTGGTGAATGGCTCTTGGCTGAAGATGAAGACGAAGATGAAGACGAGTCTGAAGACGAAGACGAGGCTGAAGAAGCCTAATTTGGGTACGATCCTACCCAATACGGGGATGTTCTTAGCAACATCCTTCTTCTGCCCTTACGGGAACAAAAGGCTGCTATATGTAATGTATAGCGGCTTTTTTGTTCTTTAGAGGCCACCTACATTAATCACTTCACCACGGAACTCAATCTGCCCATCGTCCCATTTGTGGACAAGTTCAGGCCAAAGCAGCTTACCATCCTTGATTGTCAGTACGGCAAAACCGGAGCGATGGTTTAGTGGGCTACCTTCAGAGTAATCAAATTGGGGGCCATAAGGTTCTGCAAGAGTACCTGTGTCAACACCAAATCTATTGCCGTTGTAGTCTGCAAACGGTGTTACTTTAAGGCTATGTAGGTGTCCTGTAACAATAGATTTGCCTGCATTGACTGTATTGTTGTGGGCAGCATGGACACCACCTTTGTAGCGATGCTTGACAATAATGTCATTTGTTACCCAAACAGACATACAAAATGACCAATTCGTCAAGTGGTCTTCTAATCTAAAGCCGGGAGTCTGTACGTATTGGGGAGCATTAGCTGCTAGACGCATTTCAAACCTAGCGTCATGGTTGCCCATTGTGTACATGAGTTTAGCGTTGTGTCTACTGTTCTTAGTAACTTCTGCTATCTCACCAAGAGATTCTTTACAAGCGTTTAGTTCATCAATGACGCTGGGTGTACGAACCCAGCCCAAAGGAGGATGGCGAGAGATAGATGCACCATCAAAAGCGTCGCCATTGCAAATAACTGCTTTAGGTTGTAGCTTTTTAATTGCCCACAATAATCCCTGAAAAGCAGTAGTCCGTATCCCAGGCCAGAAATGAGCGTCAGAAAAAACAATAACTGTGCCATTCTCAATTCCTAATTCATGTTTGGGAGCAGGTGGTGACCACGTTTTAACTTCTTGGTGACTAGCTAGACTAACGTTGTATTTTTTTGCTAGATGATCTCTACGTCTATACACACCACGGACTTGTAGGCCAGTAACTGCTGCTAACTTAGCAGGAGATTTGTGGGTCTTCCAAAGTTCAATAAACTCTTGATCAGAAATAACAGCCATAGATAGCTCCTTATGTACAGACCCTAAACGTAACACACTTTAGTTACATTATTGTGTGGGTGTCGATTGATGAAGAAGGCTATCTTTATTTTGGCTAGAGGCACTAGAGCCAAAATAAAACCCTATGATGCCAGTCCAAGCTGTGCCAAGACTACCAAGCATGATGTCAATCTGTGGAGCATGTTGGATCTGACCGTACATTAAACCAAACAAGATCCCAAAGAAACCAACAGTTACACCAATAGCCAAAGCCGGTGGAATAAAAGAACGAGTAACAGACTGCATATCACGAGCAGATTTACGATCATCGTTGGCTAACTTGGCAAAATCTAAACCCATTTGTTGGGCTTGTTTTTTAAGTTCTAGTTCAGCAAGTTGTATAGCAGCAACTTGAGAAGCATCTAGTTTGCCGTTACTAATAACACTCTGCACTTCTTCAGGAGAACAACCAATAGCTTTGCTAACAGCAGACACAGCCATGCCAGCAAGAGGGCCACCAAGAGCCGTAGCAATAGTGGGAGCAATTTGTGCAAGCCAATCCATGTTAGTTATCTCCAATAAAAGTTATTGTGAACCAAGCAGACAGTGTGATTATTAACGCAGCAAGAATAGTGACAAGGCCAATCGTAATGATTTGACCAATCTCTTTTTTACGTTTCTCTGCTTTCTTTTGTAAAGCAATTTCTTCTGCTTTACGTTTGGCAATTATGTCGTTACGTTCTTTAAGAACTGCATACCACACTGGAGCATTGCCAGACCATATCAACATCTCTTTGAGTTGATTCTCAGCATCGTTAAGCTCCTTTAAGTGCATCACAGTTTGTAATGCCTTAGAGGTATCTGACTGAGCAAAGCTTTTAGGTTGTGCGGCTACTTTGGCGATTTGATCTTTGCAATCAAAGAACTTCATCATATCGCCGACAATACCGTTTACATCTTTGCCTGCCTGTATAACGGCTTTAGCCCCCGCTATTGCGGCTTGTGCTGTCGCAAATAACGTTATGGGGTCTAACATGTTACGCCGTCAAAAACAAAGTTTGTTCGGCAACACGACGGTTATGAAGACCTGCGACGGAAACACCGCCAACTTTATCCCACCTAAGGAACTGCTCACTAGCTCCTTGTATGTCGCCAGCGTTCAATAGCTTAAGCAGGGTAGAGTTTTTAAAGGCGGTGACACCAACATTGTACGCAAAAATAACTAAAGCATCAAACTGATTTTGAGTAATGTCTCTAGTAACAGCAGCGTTAACACCTTTAACAGCAGTGCTTACGTCATTAATTAGCAGCTCTGTAGCTTTAGTAGCATCAATGATGTCACCATTGCCACCCACACCATCACCGGGAACAATCAAATGACCATAACCAACAGTCATCTTGCCACCAGAGTCAGCATAAGGTTTAGCACGGAACCCTTCTAGGGCCTTAAGTTTTTCTACACCATTGTTAGAGAAGTTCATGTTGTTCCTTTGTTAAGCAACGCTAGTAATAATACCTTTTACAACAGTAACTGTAGTTCCTGTACCTGTTGTAAATGAGCCAGTATATCCAACCGTATCAATAGTCACAGAACCTGTGCTACTGGATGTAGAAATGCGAGTGCTACCAGTTAAAGACGTAACACCTCCGTTAGATATGATGATGTCTCCAGTGGGCTTAGATACATTAATGCCCGTACCAGCAGCAACAGACGTTACCCCCAGATTGACACCAGTGATAGTGCCGCCTGTGATGTTTACGTTGTTAGAGTTTTGAGTAGCTAGATCTCCAAACACTTTGTTACTAAGTTTTTGAAACCATTCTCTCCAAACAAAACTTTCTCCAATTTTGTCTTGGGGAATAGGAGTTGTTAGTCTTTGCATTCGCAATACTCCTTGTCTGAATAGCCCATCTTTTTAAGCTCTGGCAATTGTTTTTCTAACCTGCATCCAATGTCAATGCGATAGCCAATGCTGTTGGGGATGTTAATTTTCTTTTTCAGAGTCTTGTAGCACGCATCACGAGCGTCTTCAACAGTCTCACCAGTACCAGTAACAATGCAGACGTAGTTGCCAGCAGTTACAAACTGCTCGTGTTTAAGTTTGACCTTGCCATCAACCATAGCAGGAGCTACACCGCGCTTGACGTAAGCAAGGTGGACGTTCTTAATAACATCCTCATCAGTCAAATCAAACATGGGATAGCCAGCATGTTCATCTTGAGGCACACCTTTGTTGTGTGGGTATGGGGGCATAGACACCACTACACCACAGGCAATGTCTTTGCTAACTTTCAGTGTGTCTTTACCATCAAGCATGTCCAACATCCACTGAGCTGGATCACCTTTGTGCAAAGCTTGTTGGATCATAAACAAGGGCCAACCCGGGCGCATAGTGAACTCCAAAGGCCACGGAGTACCCTTGTCATCAATGATGCAGTTGACATCAATGTAACCAGTGTAGCGCAACCCATGCAGGTAACCTTCCAAGGGCTTAAGAACTTTGTCAGCCAATAACGAGTCTTCTACATAGTAAAGAATGGTTCCTTCTTCACCAGTAGAGACACCCAAATCACCAGCTAACAGCTTCTTGAACTCATGGTTAATACATAAATGCTTAGAGAAACCGCCAGTACCAAACCAACCACCGACAGCAATTTCAATTCCCCCATGAAACTCCTGAAGAATAAAAGAGCCTTTGTACGCATTTGATTTCTTCCATTTCTGAAGCATAAACACCATGTCAGCAGGAGATTTAGACACGTAGCTTAAAGCCTTGTCACCATCACCCAAAGGCTTAGACACATACCGTTTGTTGTTCTTAATAACAAATGCAATCGCTTCATCGTAGCTCTTGAACTCTGTAGATGGGATCACCGGGATACCAGCACGTTCAAAAACATCTGCACCATGTTGTCGGTCTTGTTCCCAACGATTAGTGTCAATGCTAGGCCCAATGATAGGATAGCCTTTGTCTCGATAGCGTTCTAGTTGGTGAATGTACTTGGTGTTGTCTGTACAGAAGATTAGGTTAGCCCAGTTCATGTGAGCTTCCCAATCATTGACACGGGTAATCAAACCACCATCACCAACTTGAGAACGAGTACCGTCAGGGTGGTTACGGATGTAGCATTTGACTATGTGACCATAAGCTTGGCAACGAAGAGCAAAGTCTAGGCACACACTGCCTGCGTCAATAATTAAAATGTTCATTGCAGTTTAGCCTTTTTCTTTTCAAGATTTATTTTTTCACGTTCAAGACGTTTAGCTTCTTTAATGTGAGTTGGAGTTACTTGTTCTCTACCTGCTTCAATTTCTTTTTGGTGGTAGTTCCAAGCATTCTTTTCAGACCGTAATTTACGATCTTCTTTGTCTACTTTACGTTGCTCTGGAGTTTTGCCATATACAGGAAAACCTAGTGTACCCAATGCTGCACGTTTAAGACCTTCTCCGGGTGGAGCTGTATCCGCAGCTTGTATTTGAAAAGGTGTAGCAGATTGAGCAATAACTTTAGCACGACCAAGAGCTTCATCAATTTTAGGATTGCCAGTGTAATCTTCTGGAATAAGTTTTTGGGCTTGAGGACTAGCGTACTCCGTACCAGCCAAACCAACCCACAAAGCTTTAGGCACAAACCCTAACTTACTAGCAAGTGTTTTGTCTGGATCAGCAATCCAATGGTACGGTTCCATAGCGTGTTTCATAGCTTGCATAGACGTACCATCAGGCCATTCAATACGAGTTGGATCTTTGTTCTCCCAGCTAGGACGATTAGCTGTCATCAAGTTAATGCCGTTGATCAAAGTAAAGTAAGTCAACGCAGTCTTAAACTGATACAACCTAGCGTAGTCTGCTTTGGTTGTAGGAGTCATCATGCCTTTAACACCCTCTACAGGATGCCATTTTGTAGGGTTCAGTTCTTTAGGCAAAGCAGAAGTAAAAGCACGTAGCGTAGAAATAGTCCAGTCAGGAGCAAACAAAGCTACTTGCAATCCACGCCGACCAGCAGGGCTGTACGCAGCCATAGCCATACGCTTAGCAAACTCATTGTTAGTTTGTGTTGCAATGTCAAACCAATTAAGACCACCAAAACTTTCGTTTACAAACCTAGCGATCTCTTGACGTTGTTTTGCTTCATCAAAAGGCTTGCCTTCTTTAGCAGCAGTCATACGAGCTTTATCAAGGTACGCATCAGCTACCATGATCTTGCCACCAGTATGCAAGTAGTCCCATGTGTACTTGTCAAACATGCCTAAAGTATATTTTTCAACAGTAGACAAAGATTTTTCAAGTACACGAGTTTTGGGGCCGTATTTACCAACCATAGAGTCAGCAAACTTACCAATAGATGTAAGCATACCTTGAGATACATCTTCAGGTACTTCTAACATTAAGCCAGCGTCTCTAATCCATTTGTCTACGTTGTCACCAACACCACCTTTGCGGTATTGATCTACAGCTTTAGAGATAGCAGATAACTGTAGTTCTTTACCAGTCACATCTTTAACAGCTTTCTCTACAGCAGGCAATACTAGTGCTTCTTTAATGGGAGTCCAAATAGGAATGCCAGAACTAGACATAACTTCCATCATGGATTTAGCATGAAAGAAACTGCCTATAACGTTAAAACGTTTAGTAAGTTGAGACACAAACCCAAGAGCTTCCATAAGCTTTCCGGGAGGTGCATCAAATACAAACTTCAAAGCAGGAGCCATGTCAGGATGTACAGCCATGCCAGCAAACTGAGCACTGTCTATAGTCTTCCAGTTGTATGGAATTGGGTTGTCTTTGTTAACTTCACGAATCAAAGCCTCACCAGCAGGGTTACGGATCTGCATTAGGCTTTCTACAAGATTTTTGTTTTCAATTGCTTTCTCAACAGAAGAAGCATAGTCGTGATAGATCTCAGCAAGGTTATCCGTCTTAAGTTTAAAGCGGTAGTTCTCACCCTTCTCTTCTAACCAAGCATTCATCTTATTAAGATGGTCTACAAGGTCTTCACGAGTCTTTAGTACACGTTCTTTACCGTACTTAGTTGTAGTTTTGCTGCCATCACCTTTACCACCTGTACCAAACAAATCTTGGATTAGTTCTTGTAGAGCAGTAGGAGGTGCATCACCTTCAGACACAACGTTACGAGCTACGTAATCTTCATGCCAACCTTTAATGACACCCGCATCAAGAGCACGTTTACCAAGCTCATCCATAAGAGCACGGAATTTATCAGCAACTTGTTTTGCTTTACCAGTAAGCGTTACACCCTTATCAATGTCATACGTTAACTTGTTAAGGTCAACGTCTTTACCTGCCATGTCTAGCAAGTCTTTGGTGTTGTTACTAGTAACTCGCTCGTTAGCAGCTTTGTTACGCAGGTTAATGCCTGTGTACTTTTCAGTTTCAGAGATAGGCTCTAACCAAGTTTTTTGATACTCTTTGTAACCCTCAAAAAACTCAATGGCTTTAGTTTCACCGTGTTTTTCATAAATCTCTTGAGCAATTTCATCAAATTCTTGTTGGCTCTTAACGTCACGAGGATCAGTTTTAGTACGATCTACAGCAACACGAGATTCTCTAGAAGCACGAACAGCACGAGCTTCATCAGAAATAGCTACACCACTTTTAATTGGAGGAAGTTTTCCACCAGCAGCTTCGTGAGCATCGTACAACGCAGTACCAACTCCTTTGCGCCTATGTTTTTCTCCCACTTGTATGTCTATAGGCCCACCGTCAGGCATGTATGTTAATCTTCCAAGTTCTTCACCAGCAGAATTTTTTGCCACTAAAGAAATTGGTTCCCCATATTGCATACGAACAATGTTAGAAAAAGCAGTTGGCGCAGGTGCAGTTTCTATAGATGCTTGTTCTCCGCCTTTTAAATTAACAATAGTTTGTTTTGGAGCTACAGGTTCGCCAGTAGCCTTAGCTTTTTTTTCAGCAATAGCTTTAAGAGCAGCTTTGTTAGTTTGGTTTTCATACTGAGCTTTAGTTTGACCTTCAGCAATAGGGGTCTTAGTATGCTCAGCTTCATGTTGAAGAACAAAGTCAGCCCATTCTTGAGCAGTTGTAAACGCATTCTCTGCAATAGGAAACACACCATCTACTTGAGGTTTAGTCCAAGCTTTGTCTAAGAACTGTTGATACGTATGCTCAGGGTTAAAACCAATCTCATTAGTGTCTCGTTTGAACCGAGCACCTACAACACCACCATCAGTCTTACGTGTCATGCCCCTATCAATAACAACAGGAACACCTTCGACTGTTTCAGGTGTACGGAACAACTCAAAGTTCTTATCACCAGCCTCACGTAGGTCAGTAGTGTGCAACCCATCTTTTTGAGATGGTTTAGTTTGTTCGACTTGACCAAGATCAGCAGCACGGTTCCAAGCTTCTTTACGATTTAAGAAGTTACCGTTCTCATCAACAAAACCTTGTGTGTGAGTGTCAGCGGTTTCTGCTTTACGCTTTTCATTGTGCTTGGGGCCATGCAACTCAATCTCACCAGTCTCGTTGTTTTTAAATGCAGCTTGAACAACTTTAGCTTGAGCATCTTTTTTAGCTTTGTTGGCTTTAAGGCCATCAAGAAAAGCTTTTTGTTCTTCAGGTGTTGAGTTAACTTTAGAAGGTGCTTCTGGAGGCAATGGCTTTTCATCAGCAGTGCTATGAAGACTGCTACGTATTTTGTTAGTAGCAGATTGACCTGCTTCAAATAGTTTTTTACCAGCAGGATTAAATCCAGGCATAGCTGCTCCAGCAGCAGCAGTAGCTGCAACTTTAACTGGATCAACTTTACCTTCACTGGCTAACTCAGATCCAGCTTCAATACCACCCATCAACGTAGCTGACACTCCACGTTGAACAATAGGTTTAGTCAAAAGTTTTCCTGCAACTTCAGGAGCAGTCTTAGGAGACATGCCTGCAAGATTAGTCAGTGTTGCAGCAGCAAACGTTCCATACGGACGTTGTTGTTTTTCTATTTGACGTTGCTTGTAGTCTTCTGGAGCAAATGCTTCGTGCATCCAATTAGTTACTTTTTGAGCAGCACCAGATGCAACAAATGCTGCACCTAAACCACCAGCAAGTTCTACAGCAGCCGCAGCAACGGGGCCAACAACAGGAACAGTAGCTATTGCTGCCGCAGGAGTAGCTACAGCAGCCATACCAGCACCAAACCCTGCAAGACCAGCAGCAGCACTAGGCATTGTCTCAACAGCAGTACGACCAATGTTGTGCCAACGGCTACCAACTACAGGCTGTTTACTCTCAGCAGCTTTAGCTGGGGCTATAGTCTCCCAGCCATCATCAGCAGGCTTAGCAGCAGGCGTAGCTGTGCTACTAGGAACAATAGTTTCCCATCCGTCATTAGCTGCCATAGTTATTTAGCCTTACGTTGAATGGAACCATCAGGAGCTACACGGTAATCATACTTTGTTGGTTCGTACTTTTGACCACTAGCCTCAACTTTAGATTGGAGATCAGAGTCAGCAGGTTTGTTACTAGGAACAGCAGGTTTAGCAGCGTCAGGTTTACGTCCCTTACCCATGCGTTCGTCTGGTTCTGTTCTAGTAGGAGCTAAAGTTTCTGCATGAACAGCAATGATGCCGAGCTCAGCTAGAACACGATTCTTAGCATCAGACTCAGGAAGACGTTTAGCAGCAGCAGCCAATTGATCATGTTGCTTTTTAACAACCTTAGCCATCTGAGCTTCAACACGAGTAATACCATCAGCCGTAGCTTGACTAGGTTTGTTAACCAAACGTTCTTGATCACTAGTAGCTTTAAGTTCTGCTAGTTGTTTGTTAAGCGGAGCCATTTCACGCAAAAAGTTGCTGTTAATAGAACGTTCGTTTTCTCCGTAGAGACGGGTGATAGATGCGTCAAGCTTAGTAGTTTTAAGCGGATCTTCTTTATCACGCTTGTCTTTACGATCTTCGCCAAGAGTCTTAGCTTGCACTTTAGCAGCAGCATTAATCTTTGCTACAGTAGTTGCACGCTTAGTAACTTCTTTAGCAACTTTTTCAAGACCATCAATTTTTTGAGCTTGGATTTGAGCAGTACCAGTAAGAGTTTGTCCCAACAAGATGTCACGTTTTTCTTTAGGAGTAGCCTTATCCCAATTTGTTTGACCCACAGCTTTAACAGCAGAATCAATTGTTTCTTTTGGAAGCTGATTAAGAAACGGTTCAATGCGATCTTCAGGCATAGACCGCAAAGCAGCAGTAGCACGACCAAGGTTCTCAGCATTGAGATCTGAAGTACGCTTAGCTTCTTGAGCACCACGAGCTGCTTCTAAAGCAATGTTAGCTTCGTTTTTATTGAACTCAGTAATGTTGCCAGTAGCTTTAAGCATGGCTTGGTTAAGGATATGTCCTGCACCAGACCAATCTTTTTTAGCTACCGCATCTTTGTACTCTTGGCTTTCAACAGTAGAGTTAACAGCAGTCTTAACATCTGCTGTAGAGCTAAGATTGTTCTTAAGAACAGTGTTACGCAACTGAGACTCAGCCAACGATTGCTCTTCTTGTTGCAATTTAATAGCTGCTTCTTGACCAGCATATTGAGCTTTTAAACGATCTTGTTGAAGCTTAAGCTGTGTCTCTTCCGCAGCAGCAGCCGCTTGTTCTTTAACGTAAGGAGCAGCAGCCATGTTTTGCTGCATCTGTAGAGCAGCACTACTGCCTGCTGCCATGTCGGACATTAGGTATGCCATGTTAAATGCTCCACTCCAACAAAGGATCAATGCTGCCTGAACTTAAACTAGGCATGTCTTGAGCTGCACCTGCTACCCAGCTAGGAGAATAGTTGCTGTAAGAAGTAACACCAGTGTTACCAAACATACCACTAAGTCCAGAGAACCCTTGACCAATAGCACCAAGACCTTGCATAACGCCTTGTTGGTTTTGACTAGAAACAGTGTTGCCCAAAGCAGCAGCGTTGTAAGGACTTTGACCAACACCAGCACCAGCAGCTAACTTGCTAAGGTAATCAGTCATAAAGCTATAGTAACCTTGTTGACCAGTTTTTTGTAAAGCTTGTTGTTCACCACCGGAATACAATTGACCAGTAGCCGCAGCAGCTCGTTGAGATGCTTGTAAAGCAGGTTGCATAACACCAGTGTTGTACTGTGTGTATCCCGGCATAGCTTCAATGTTTGCAGAGCCTCCCGGAGCCATAGCACCAGCATACGTAGCAGCAAAACCCGGACGATATGGAGCAAATGGATCAGCAGAGCTTTGAGCAGCTTGAGCACTAGGCTGATTAAAAAGCGAATTGATACCACCAGCAATATTTAATATGCTAGGTAAATCACCTGCAAAACTACTAAAACTGTTTGTGTCTGCCATACCACCACCTCCTGTTGTTTCAAATGAAGAGTTAGCTCCAAACGAAGAACCTAAGTTTGCACCTAACCCTAATAAACCTGCTGCTCCAAAAAGAGTACCTAAATTAGACGGCGATGATCCTGAAGAACTACCTGTAGTTACACTACTAGGATTAATAACATTGCCTGTTGGGTTAGCATTGTTACCGCTTATACCACCACTTAAAACATTAGGACTACCAGACAATTTACTGCCAACATAGCCAGCTAATTTTAAAGGAAGAGGAGCAAATCCTTTAATTGCTGTTCCAATTAAATTACGCACTAAGTTCATGCGTGTAGCTTCTTCTTCGGGTGTAGCTCCACCTCCAGCAGCTCCACTAAAGTATTGGTCGCTAGTAACTCCTGCTCCACGTATGCCAAAGTTATAAGCTGATGATCCAACATCAGGAGCAGTAGCTCTGTATATAGCTTCTTTTAATCCGGGATCATTAAAGTTGTAGGTAAAGTTAGGCCCAGCAGGAGCTTGAAACATCTTAGCGTAAGCTAAGTTTTGTTCAGGAGTTAGTTTTTGATAAGCAGTAGCGCCGTACTGCGACATCCCATCGTCACCGGGTCTACCAGTAGAGTATGAAGATGACGGAGGCGAACTGTCAACCATGCCCCGGCTATCACCACCAGAACCTTCTCCGCTATATCCAAATCCATCTGGCATATTATTTTCCTAGTTAGCGCCTGTAGCGTCCACCGCCAACACTTTGTTCTTGATCCATCTCACCTATTCTGAAATCTATTTCAGCAGCATCTAGGCGTAGTGGGCAGTTACTAGTAACAAGAAACTCCCAAGCTCTACGACGATCAGCTCCACCCAAGTACAGTTGAGCACGACTAGCATTAAGATCTACAGCACGGAAATTAGACCACGATCTGTAGTCATCTCCGCTGTGGCGTACTTGCATAACACCAGCAACTTTATCTCCAATGATCTCTAGTCGTCCGTAGAACTTACGTTTAGTAGTTCCGTTGTCCATAATGTCTGTAACAGTACGGCAGTAAATAGGTTGTCCGTTGTCTTGATATGTATTGACATCAAAGTAATACAAAACTGCTACGTCATCGTCTAGTACATACGGCAAATTATTTACTTCAGCATAGAAGCTGGGACGAAAATAAGACTCTACATAAGCACCGGGGCTTGGTTGATCATTAGAAGCTTGTGCGTACTGTGTCCATGTGTACCACATCTTTTCATCTAGATCAAACACAAGAGTTTGATTTGTGTTATGCAGAGTAAGTACGTAAAGAGTGTGTCCATTAAACTTATAACAGAACGCAGTTACTTTGCTCATGTCATCTGCTTCAAGATGTTTATCAACACTATCTGTAGAGATTTTAATGGGGCTTACACCGTCTAACAGATAGACACTACGACCATGAGTCTTAGTAGAACCAATCCACAGCACTGTGTTAGTAGTTGAAACAATGCTGTCTCCGTTAGCACAACCAATCTCGTTGGTGTAGCTTTGAGATACAGCTAAAGGAGATCCTGTAGCGTTAGCAGCATCGTAAAAGAATTGCATGCTGGACTTACCCATAGCTACAAGGTAGTTCAAATGTTTGACAATACCAACAAGAGTGTCGGTAGTCTGCTCAAACGTCAAATAGTTCAACGCATTCCAAGATGTTGGATCACCAAGATTAGAGTTGTATATACGGTTAGTACTTGTACCAATAAACACGTAGTTGTCTAAGAACACAGCTCCAGATACATACGGGCCACTTGGGAATGCACACAAAGCAGGCGTTAAAACTCCACTAGAACCAAGATCAGTAAACGTAATAGTGCCAGACACAGTAGCTGTGTTAGCTAAACTGAGTGTTACAGTTGTGCCAGCTACGTTAGTAACAACAGCATTAGCAGCAATCCCAGTGCCACTAGCATACATACCAGTGTATATACCAGTAGCACTAGACACTGTAATTGTGTACAGTGCAGCAGTACCTGTAGCTGTAGGAGTGGCGTTACTGGGTTTATTAATAGTACAAGTAGGAGCAGAGCTAAGACCACTGCCCGGGTTTGTAATTGTTACTGCTGTGATGTTTCCACTTACAACTGTAGCGGTAGCAGCTACACCACCGCTAGAAAAACTAAGGGTAATTCCTGAGCTGTAACCTAAACCTGCGTTGTCAATGCTAATGCTAACTACTTTGTCGTTAGTAATAGCGCCAAACACTCCTGCTTTGCTGTACAAATACCCATTAACTTTGTTGTGCAAAAACAAGTAGTTGTCTAAAAATGTACGTACAAAATAACTTTGGCTAGTAGATGCAGATGTAGTTCCTACAGTTGTGATGGTAGCTGATGGAGGTGTAGTTTGATACACCGTGTTATTAATAACAGCAACTAGACCACCATTAAATGCAGTCATACCTTGTGAAGGCGTAACAGCAGGGGGCGTAATGTTTACAAACTTATTGGCGTAAACAAGACCGGGACGTTTAATAAATTCTCGTTTTTGATCTCGTGTTTCAAAAACACAATTAGAAGAATACGAGTCTTTAGCAAACGTCCCATCTCGACTCTCAATAGGCTGGGTAAGAGGGATGCGTTCAGTAGCCATGCTTAGCTCCGATAAGCAGTGTTGCCAGTAGAACGATAGTCCATAGTAAAAAATGTACTCGTAGCCTCAACATCCCAGTCAGACAATTTGTCTTTATACATAGCAGCACGTTGAGCAATCTCAGTACGAGCGTTCATAGGAACACCATATTGCAGCGCCAACTCGTCAGCAAGGCTCCACACCAAACAGTTCATCCATTCATTAGGAAAGTCTGGTACGTCAGAAGCTTTGTTCAAATCATTTAGAGGCATCTGCATTACAAGATGCAGTTCATAGTTAGTTTGAGCATTTACGTCTGGCGTAAGGTACACATACAAAATACCGTTGAGAGCTTTGATGTCGTAAAAAATGGTGTTGGCAGTACCAGTAGATGCTTTAGAACCAAGTACGTTGTACTCTTGTTTGGACACCAACATTAGTGGTGTGTCTACAGGAGGAGTAGATTGGTTGTTACGATAGAACCCTTGAATACATTTAAGAGGTCTATCAGTAATAGCTACTGTAGGATACTGACTGTCGTACATCAAGTCTGAACTAGATCCACCAAGAATGTAGCTAGTCTTACCACTAGTAAGTGGCACAATAATTTCGGACACTTTCCACAGCTTAAGTCCCTCAATGCTAAACTGTTTAATCAAAAGATTAAGAGTCATAGAAGCATTGCTTATAGCATTAGAGTCTGGATTGTCACCAACTTCAAGCACACCCAACTTACTCAAAGCTAATGCAATAATTTGATCACGAGTAACGGTGTACACAGAAGACATAGTTGTCCTTTAAATTTTTGGATATTTGTCTTTTACCATTAAGCAGTCAGAAATGTATTTAGCAATCTGCGCTTGGTCGCCCTTGACTATGCCATCAATGTAGTCAGTAATGGGTGGGTATTCTGCACTACGCAACATTTTATAGGTAATTACGTCGTTATTTTTAGCCGCTGTTATTTCCTCTGGGGTTAATTCAATAACCGTCATTTCATTAGTAACAACATTTATTTCTGTACGAGTGTTTGTCATATATTAACTTTCATAAATAATATTAGCGTAACCGCTACCAGCAAAACTAGCGCTGCTAGTTAGACCAAACCTAACTCTATCCAAAGCACTTGTTAAAGAAATTGTTGAGCTTGAAAGCGCAGCCAGTGGTGGTGAAGGATCAACAGTTGCTCCAATTAAAGACATAGTCCAATTATTAGTTCCAACAATATTTACAAGAACAACTTGCCCACTCTTTGAATAAGTTGAAGTAGAATTATAAAAATACATTCCACTTGTAGTTGAGGAGCCAAGTGTTGATGTAGAGTCAATTTTTAAAGATGTTCCAACGTATCCTGTTGTTACGATACTGCCATTGCCTACTTGTATTGAAATAAAACAATTAACAGTGCTTGTTACATTTACAAAATTTATTGTAATTCTTTTACAAGTGCTTGGTATACCTGTAAAGTCTATTGCTGAACCACTAAGAATAACACCCCCGGTTGATGGGGCGGTAAGACCGGGTGCAGCAGCCCACACGGGCGCAGAAGAACCTTGGCTAGTAAGCACCTGTCCAGTAGTTCCTGCCGCCGTATAAGCGTGAGCAGTTCCAGTGCCGTATCCTGCGCCACCCGCAGTTGGGGTTGCAGTGGAATTAGTTCCACCATTAGCAGTTGGCAATGTACCAGTTACTCCGGTAGTTAAAGAAAGTCCTGTGGCATTAGCAAGACCTAAAGAAGATGGAGTGCCAGTAGCGTTAGTTAAAACTAATGAGGCTGGAGTACCATAAGCATTAGCGCCAGTAAACGTATTAGCTTCATCAAGCTTAGCTAGGTCGTTAAGAGCAGCAGCTACCAAACGAAGTTCAACCTTATCACCAGCATTCCAAGCTACAGCAGACGTATTGTCTTGAGCACGAGTAATAGTAAAAGTGTCAGTAGACCGAGCTGTAACTTTAACAATCTCTACCGTACCAGAGTTGTTAGCTAGAGTACACCAAAAGTATTGTGAGCCAGACAACGCTGGAAACAAAACTCCAGTGCCTGAAGCAACAGTCAAACTTGTTGCAACGCTAGTAATGCTGCTCAACAAAGTTGTTGCTGCATTATTTGTAAAGGACATATTTGCCATTGGATTTATCCTACGGTAGTGGTGTTAAGGGGTTTGGCGTTAAGCTCCTTTTTAGAAGAAGCATAAACAATAACTCGTATGCTCAATGAAGCACCTGTTGTAGAAACAAGATTCATTGCGTTAGTATAGTTAATGGGAATAAAACTATCTGAAGACTCTGGCCTAGTCCAGGGTGGAGCCATTATATCTGCAACACCGTGCACAAAGTCTTGTGGTTGTCGAGGTTCCCAATCTCCCTCACACACCATCAAGTTATCCCATCGCATGCGTAGTTCAGACGACTTGTATTGACGACCACACTGGTCGCAAATAGCAAGCCACTGACCTTTAGCGTATGACGGCTTGTAAGACATTACTGAGCTTGTTCAGGACTGTACACAGGGAGGTCACCAAGTGCTAACAATGTGTTACCAGCAGATGTTGTCACTGTACACACAAGTCTGTACGTGACTCCGTTAACACCATTTTGTACTCTCTGTAATACCTTAGTGCCAACAATAGTAGACGATCCAGACAAAATACTAGATGGAGATGCGTCTGTTCCATTCATCACAATGACAGACACGCTAGAAGTAGAAAGAGTTTCTCCAGTAGCTAAGACTCCTACATAGTCAAAAGCTAGGGGTTTGCTTTCAGCAACTAGTTTATAAGAAAATATTTCAGCCATTGACGTTATCCTGTTCTGAGGCAATTACGGTTGTTTTGCTTGGCCTAACTAGGAGTGTGGTGAATCCAGCAGCTTTCTGGACTACAACTTTTCTGGTGGGAACGTACACCAAGTCTCTAACGTCACCGACTATTTTGTAGATGTAGAGTAACACATGTGACGTAGCTGATGCTACTAGTAACACGTACTTTGTAAGTTGTGTAATCATAACACTAATTGACAACGACACAACAGCCAGTTGAAGTTTAGCTATTTTTTTCAGACTAGTAGTGTTTGCAACAGCCACTACTAGTGCTACTAGCCTAACTTTTTGAGCATTTAAAAAGATAGTTGTAGCCTGTGTTAAAGCTACAGTCTTAGCAACTAGCTTGCTTACAACTACAGATGAAGATACGTTTGTTACTACAGAAGTTTTGATTGCTTTAATAAATGTAACAACACTTGACACAACAGAAGCAACAGTTTTGTTTGCCTGTTTAACTATTGTTGCTGTAGAAATAGCAGCATTTGCTACTACAGTTTTTAAGTATTTAAACTTTATTACAATAGTAGCAACAACAGTTTGAGTAACTGCTAAAACTTTAGAAAAAACATTGTTAGTACTAAGAGTAGAAGTGTTAGACACACCTGTAGTTGTAGTGTACACAGGCGCATCATTGTTTACGGCAAGTTCATTTAGTGGCTTGCCATTTAAACCCCCAATAATTAAGTATTTGTTACCTAATGTAATGAGAGTTATTAGTGCCTTTTTAACAAGCGAAGTAGCAGATGTAGACGCTACAGTACAAACTACCGCAACTTGTTTATTAACTGTTGCAAAGGAAGTTTGAGAAAAAGAAGTAAGTCCAAACACACAAATCTTTATACGTCAGTTGCGCCGTCAAATTCTGGCTTTTGCTTGATGATTGCATACAAAGCAGCGCGGTCAGCACCAGCAACGTATTCATCACCAGCAATCTGCACCTTACCTGCGCTCAAAGGTTGTTTGCCAGCTTCACGGGCTTCTTGAGAAGCATAGCCGTAAAAAGTTACTTCTGTGCCACGACCTTTGAAGTCTTCTTGTACTGCTCCAATGTTCCAGTATTGGGCGGGGATGCCGTAGTCGGTGTCGATAGATTTGATGAGTGCCATGCTTATACCCTGTAAGAAACGAATGTGTTGGTTGCTGTTTTTCTGCTTCTAAATTTTCCAGATGTACCTACCGTAACAATTGCAGACCCCACGATTGTATGGCCCGTTCCCGCCA